AATACGATTCTAGCAACATCTTGCCCCAAACTTGGATTTAATCCTGTATTTTGAATTGTTCCAATAATTTTTTCACCAACTTCAAAAGTTCCAGAAATCATTGAAATTTCTAATAACTTAGGAACACAGTAACGAGTTACATCTACTCCATCAAAGAAAGCATAGATTTGAGTTAATGGTTTAAGTTTTTTAGAGATAAATTGAATATTTCTAGATCTCATATAAGGAATAAGATTCCTACTTACCACACGATCACCAACAGACGTATTATCGAATTGTTCAGTTATTATAGTTCTTAAACCAGTTCTTGTTTGAACACCTGTGTCTCTAATTTCTCTTAGGTTATCTTGAACAACTGAAGTTGTTTCAATTTGTCTTAGTTGTGCAGTTCCACTTCCACCATTAATCCACCCACCAACTCCAAAAGTACCACCTCTTTCAGTTTCGGTTCTTACTCTAGTTGAATTTACAACTTCTTGACCGGTCCAATTAGTTTCCCAAGCGTTCCAAACAACTGGAGCAAATCCAGTTTGAGGATCTACATTTAAAGTTCTAACTGCATTTGAAAGAGTTTCCGCATAATTTCCTTCTGCTTGAATGATTTTTGCTTCTAATCTTACAGTATCGACCCAAGTATCAGTCGCTGGAGTCAGTTCTAAAGATCCTTGCCAAAAACTAATTAAGAAAGGAGTAACACTTTCAGATCTGGTTGCAAAAGATTGCTTAAGCCATTCAACCTCAGCATAATCTAAAGTAACAACATCTTTAGATTTTCTAACATTTATTCCTTCGATCGGAGTAAATGCAAGATCTTCTGTTGGATCTACTCCAGTTACTGGACCAGAAATTAAATCTACGGAATTTGTATAATGTCGCGGCCTTAACTGCTTATTTGCAATGTCAATACTGTTTTTATAGAAAATTGAATCTTCCTGGGCAAGTAATGAAGTAAAATTATCAACAAAAAATCCAGACTTGAATCTGTTTAAACCATCTCCATCAGCAACAAAAAGATTTGCGGTATTTGTTTCAAGTAGAGAGAGAGCAGTATAGTATTCTAAATTTTTAATTCTATTTTCAAGTTGTTTAATATCAACCATTCTATATCTCTTATGCTCCAAAAATTGGATGAGAGATTGTGATGTATTGTATAAGTAAGCGGGTAGATTTATTGTTGCAATTTCTAGTGCATCATCTACGGAGACTGGTTTTTCTGGTCTCTCTGAGGGAACTCCATACTTAACTTGAAATTTTCCTTCTTTTGTTAAATAAATTCTATCAATTCTTCCAAGGTAGAATGAAAATGAAGCTAAAATTGATTCATCTGATGCTAAAATATTTTTGGAGGAATTTCCAGAACCACTAAAAATTCTACCATAAAATTCTAAAGGTGATCTTGAGTTCACACTGACTGTATATGTTGACGTTTTGGGACGAATATCAATTATATCAGAATTTCTTATTCCGTTTACAGTTTGAATCTCTGTTCCATAATTAAAAGTATCATATGAATTGACAGTTGTTATGTCCCCATCATCATTTGCTTCGTAATATCCATTTGAAAAATATATTTTTAATTTTTTAGTGGGTTCTTGCAACCCAGTTTTTCTTTTAATTGTTCCATAATCATAAAAAGTTGACTCTTGTCCATTTGTGAATGTAAAATTAGATGAAATATCAAAACTTGAAGAATTAATAGTTTGTACTACTGATTGAATTTGAGATTCTTCAAATCTTAAAGTTTCACCTTCTTTAAAGGTTTTTTGATTTTTATAGATGAAAGATATTCTAGTATCATTAATTCTTTCAGCAAAAATGGCAACTGCACCACTAGTTTGACCTATTACGTTTTCTCCAATAATTAAATCAGAGGTCGTTCCTGATGGACCATTTATTGAGGAAAGATCTAATGTTGGAGCAGATACATCATTAGTATTTACAGATTCAAAAATCCCATAAATTTCTATAATATCAGATGTATTGAGAGAAATGATTTCATCTTGAACCCTTGTTCCAAATGGATAATTTCCATAAGAAAGACCATCATTTAGAGTTGTTGAACCTATTCCCGAATATTCATACTTTGATTTGTCTACTATAATAGAATTTACTCTATTTTTTCTCTTTAATTTTGCCTTTGGTTTTATCTTTCTAGTAGTTGCTATTAATGTTGCATTGATATCCGAAGCAGTAGAAAGGTTAAATATTGATAATTGAGTTCCGGTAGAATCAATTTGAACTTTATCTGAAGTTAAAACTTCGGTTTGTCCATTTGATGTAACTAAAGAATATCTTTCTTCATCAAATGGTAAAAATGTTTCATTTGGACTAGCAGTTACGGTTGTAGTTTGATTTCCTGAAATATTAACAGAAAAAACTGTTCTAATTCCAAGAACAGCATTTGTTAAATCAACACTAGAAACATTAACTTTAGGAAGTCTAGTATATAAAGTGTTATCGGTTGATGTCTCTAAATTTGTTGTTAAAACTCTAAAATCAGTAACATTCAGTGCAGAAGTTGGTAAATCTGCTGTAGTAATTCCAGCAACAGCCGCCACTGGGGCAATAGAAATTGTTGTATTGCCCGATCCCACTACTTTTGCAATGACGGGATCTTGATGAGATGGGTCGCTATATTGAACTAAATTTCCAATTCTAACAATTCTTCCTGGAAATAAGGTGTTTGGGCTTGTTACTGTGCTAACTCCGCCTGAAGATGGACTAATAGTAGCAATACCAACACTAAATCCTGTAGATTGAATTGCATCCGCAGAAAAAGTTGAAGCTGTACCAACAATTCCATATACTGATTTTACGTCAGAAATTCCATATGAAGTAATTGCAGTAGCTACTCTGGAATTTTCTATACCATCAATAATAAAAGATTCATTGAGAATAAAATCTCCAGTTTTTTCGTAAACAGTGAGTGCTATCCCAGCAGTAATAGAATCTTTTAAAAATGCTGTAGCACCGCTACTTTTTCCTTTAATGAAAGTTGGAACCGATAATGTAATTGGTTCATTTACAGTAATTTCTGTAATAGTTTGAATGTCGTATAAAGAAATATTCCACTGATTTAAATTTGAATTAGATACATCATATGATCCAGATTCCAATCTAAAATCATAGACTCTTGCAACACCAATTTCTTTTCCGGGTGAAGTTCTTTGATTTGTTCCAACTCTAGAATCCCTAAGACTTAAAATATAGGTATTTCCAATTCCAATTTTCGGAGCACCATAAACTCTATTTAATTTTAGAGTGGGTCCTGTGTTGTAATTTAAAGATTGATTTTCTAAAGTTTTAGTTGTTCTTGGTTTAGGGCAATCTAAAAATGTTGAGCTTATTGTTTCGCACTCATAACCACGAACAAATGCTTTACCTGGAGAAATTTGATAAACTGCTAAATTATCTGATGGAGTAGAACCTCCATATGTAAATTGTCCAGCATTAAAAATTCCATTATTTCCTACATTATTATTTAAAGACTCTTTTAATGTAGCATCAAAAGGAGTAACATAATAGTCCCCAGATTCTGCGTAAGTTCTTCTCGCCAACTCATCAGTAATATTATTGTATGGAGTCGTTTGTTGAGATCTAATAATTCCATCTTTAATTGTTGCTAACTCGACAAAATTGCCATCATCAAAATCTGTGTTCGGTTTTTTAGAAAGAGATGCTGTAATTTTTAATCTATCTGCACCTGGAGCAGCATAATTATTAAATCCTTGAGAATTATCGTTTAAATTTTCATCTGTTTCTGAAGTTATAATTTCTTCATTTACAAATAAACCAACACGATAATTTGGTCTATTTGAGTATTGATCTAATATTAAAGTTTCGTCATTAACTGTTACAAATTGACCTCTAATGAAGTACACACCATTTGTTATTGAAAATGCAGATCCGATAGAAGTTGCATTTTGTGCGATAGTTGATGCAAATGGTTGTCCAGGAGAAATTAGAGAATTTCCTAAAAGACCAGAAGTAATTTGTGTATTAGAAATTAAAAGTTCTCCATCAGAAAACTGTTGAGTTGAATTATTCTGGGTATTTGATGCTAGGTAATTTATATAAAGTGTTAAATTTCCTCTTTCCGAGTCAGTAGGTAATAAAATTTTATCAACTACTGCAGTTACTCCTGAAGTTTGACCTGTTATTTTTGTTCCTACTAATTGATCTGCATAAGCAGAAACAGGAACTCCAAGATAAGTATTTTGAAGTTCTACAGCATAATAAAGTTGAGTGTATCCTGTATTGCCGGGTATGACCTTTGCACCTTCTTTAAAGAAATGTTGACCAAATTTTTCAATTTGATTTTGTAATATTGACTGTAATGTTGTTAATTCTCTTGCTTGTACTGGATATCCGGGTTTAAAGAGAACTCTATAATAGCCATTATTTGCATCAAAGTCATCAAAATATGGAGATACATTGAGATTAGTTTCCTGAGACATAATTCTTTAGAACTGCAAAATGACTTTAATATCTTCTTTTTGGTTGGATGACCTAGTAATAGCTGGTCTATTATCTACGTAGATAATGTTTCCTGAGTATTTTTTAACTTCAGGAGAGGCAATACCGTTTGTAAATTCTTGACCCAGATAATATGTCCTACTATTTATTACGGTTGATATGCCGGAGAAAGACGTGTTTATAGATAAATTGGAACCAGAAGACGGTACAATAGTTACACTTCCTCCTGTAGATGGAGAATTTGTGAACTCAGTTAAATCAAATCCATATGTAGGATTTGTAATTGCAACTCCAACTGTTGTAAAACCTGCAAGAGAACGATCTTGCCAGTATTTTAAAACACCAGTTGTCTGATCATAACTAATAACTCTTCCAACAGCAGTGGTTGCAGTTGCCACCGTTTGAGTAAAATAAGAATCTGCGGTAAAAGTTGCTGAACTATATCCTATTCCGGTAAGTCTTAAAGCATATACAGCACTTGCTTTATCTGAGGTAAGTAAACTACCTGCACTTATTCTTGGATTTTCAACAATACCAACTCTTGCAATTTGATTTCCCGTTATAAAGTCTGGATTTTGAATGTCGTTTTCAATTCTGGAATAGAGAAGAACATTATATGCACCTAATTCACGATATATATCAGAACCGTGCCCGCCCTTAGGCGAAATGATGACATCAAAGGTTGGTCTAGTTGTTCCCGTTGGGACATTGCCTGCAACCAAATCAATATTTCCATAAGTATATCCAGAACCTTGACTTGAAACAACTATAGATTCAACTTTTTGATCGTTATTAATAACGATAGTACACTCTGCTCCAGTACCATCACCTTTGATAGGAACTCTTGTATAAGTTCTATTTGCAGTTCCTAACCCAACACCCCTGTTTGTGATAGTTACTATTTTGATTGATCCATCTACTGCATTATCTCTTACTGCAGAGTTATCTGTTGATGTTTCCCAATTAGCAGGCACAGGAATAAAATCGGAAGTTTCAAATTTTGCCACTTCTGATGGTTTTAATGTGTAAAGGTATTTCCAAATATATCCATCACCACTTGAACCTGCAGATTTTGGTTCTAAATCCGTAAATGTTGGTTCATCTAGTGATGGTTTTCCGTTTGGAGTATCTGGAGTAGTTCCATTCTGTAAACAAATATAAACTCTATAATCGCTGTTTAAAATATAGTAAGATGAAGCATATAAACTAGTTGCACCAGAAACTTTGGCAGTGTTTGATCTACTATAGTCGTGACGATACATATCATAAGTTGTACCAGAAGACCAAACTCTTTTTTGGACGACTTGTCTAACATCAGATGCACTAATTTTTTTTAATGCTACCATAGTATCCCAATAACTATTTTCCTCATCAAAAGAGTCTTTTGGTGATGGTGGATTTGTATCCCAATCAGATTGAATTTCTGTGGGGTTTGGCAATCCAATAAAAGAATAATATGAATTATTAGAAGAACTTACTCCTGCAACAAAATTCTTTGCATTTAATATTCTAATCTGATCAGTTATAATTGCTGCCATTTTACAGAGTTTTTTATCTATTTATGAAATGTAATTCAAGTATTTCAATGGAGAACTTCTCCTAATAATTGTGCTAGTTGATATTCCAACATATCCATTGAAAGTGTAAGCATTGTAAGAACTTTCTTTTTTTCTATCTCCCAAAATAATTCTTCCCCAACTATATTCCCCATAAAAATTACTAAATCCAATACCAGAAAGTCCATTATAAGAAGTAAGACTTACTGTAACTTTCGCAACATAAGTAACTCCCAGTCCAATAACAGAAGTCTGTGCAATAGAAACTGCAACTGCTTGATAAACATTATCTAAGAAAGTAGTTCCTATTCCAATCACAGATCCATTAGTACCAAGTGATGTGACTCCTTTACCAACATTTGAATTATGAATGATAAAATAATAACCAGTCGTAATTCCACTTATTGTAGTAAATCCTGTAATAGATGAATTTCTTAGTGGAGAATCGCTAGGTATTACAAAATCAAATATTATTCCAGTTGAAGCAATACCAACAGATGTTGTAGAAATGCCACTGATAATACCAAAATCTCCACTGTATGAAATTACGTTATTTTCTTCAATTGAGAATGGTGGGGGAGAAATTAAAATATTTGGAATGTTTGTTGTAGTATACCCAGTTCCAGGTCCTGTTATTGAAATTGTAGTTACTATACCTGCAGTTATAGAAGAAGTTGCAGTAGCGGTAGAACCAAATCCTACGCTGTTTTCAATTGTTACTGTTGGGGCACTGGAGTATCCAAATCCACCATCAGATATTACAATAGAAGAAATAGTTCCTGCTGATGAAACAACTGCCGTTGCGGATGCTGATACTTTATTATCTTGAGATAAAATTAAAATATCTTTTTGGAATGTAAGCGACACATCATTTTCATTTAATGGATTGAAGAAGGGACGAATGGAATCTACATATGCAATAGTTGATCCTATTCCCACTGATTGAATTAAATATGATGAAGGATAAATTAGAGCTTCATATAATATTCTGTCTTTTCCAATCTCTTTTTCGTTAATAATTCTATCCTCTGTTTGTCTACACCAAGTAACTGGTCTAACAAGAGTTGAATTATTTGCCAATCCAGGTCCATAGTATGGTAAAGTTTTTACAAGATCAGTAGAATCTACAGAACTTACAGTTCTTTCATCTTCTTGAAGTATTGAAGACTGCCCAACAGAAGCATCATATTCTATAGTTAAATCGTCACCAATTTTAACTGTTTCTAAAATGTTTCTCTCAGTAACGTCTATTGCTCCACTTCCTCTATAGAAAAGAATCTTACAAGTATCTCCAATCTTAGGGGCTTCTGTGAATGTTATTACACTTCCCCCAGTAAACTGATACCCATCTCCCGGAACTTGAAGAACGTCATTTAAGAATATAAGAAGATTGTCCTGAATGTTAATATTTGATCCTCTTGCAGATCTAATTGATATCAATGAACCAGAAACTCTTATTGGGAAAGTAACTCTGTTATCATCGAATAAGTTTTCAATACTATCAATAACTTGAAGTTCTCCAATTGACCATCCAGTAAATTTATCACTAATTGTATTTTGTACTGTAATTTGGAATTCTCTAAAAGTTTTAGATGGATCAGTTGGAATTCCTACAGTTCCTCCAATAGAAACTGTTAATATTTCACCCTGTCCATATCCATATCCTAGATTTCTTATTTCAAAATCAATTATACTTGAACCTTGTCCAACTATCACATCAATAGTTGCTTGACTTCCCAAACCAGAAGTGGATGAAGAACTATAAATTAATGGTATGTTTGAATATGAAAGTGGATCATCAATTATAACATAAGGTGGTTGTGTAGATGTGTAACCAGATCCTGGGTTTGTAATTGCAACGCTTACAATATTACCATTATTTACGATTGCAGTTCCAATAAATTGAATAGATGGTATTCCTGTTGTTGATGTTGCAACACCAACTCTCACAGTTTGCAAACCTGATCTATATCCAGATCCACTATTTCCAATACTAATAGACGAAATAGTTCCTAAACCTGAAACAATTGCAGTTCCTCCTGCAGATATTAAGGGTTGATAACCAAATCCTTCAGTGGATCCAACTGACACTATAACGCCGCCTGAGGGTATTGATGCAGTATTAACATCATAAGATATCGATGTTGCAGTTCCTGTAAATGTAATTGTTGTTATTCCTAAAGATTCTGATAGATAGTAGTCATTTGTTAATCCTGGACCTTGAAAAATATCATTTATTAAAATGACTGCATTTTCTGTGGAAATTCCAATTACATTAGTGCCATTAGATTTAAGATTGAAATTTTTAGTTTTTCCATTAAACTGTTCTGAAAGATCATTAAAAACATAATTTCTATAATAAGTTTCATTTGTGCTTGCTGGAACTCCAGATCTTAAGAATGTTCTTCCTTGGAATCTGGAACTAGTTGTTATTCCTAACCAATCTCTTTCATCTGGATCTCCTGTAGGATTAGATACCGGAACATTTCCATATGGTGCTTCAGAAAAATTCAATGTATTATCTACAACATTATAATTTCCAACTACCTTTGTTACTAATGAATCGGTAGAGTATCCTGCAACTGAAGTCCCCAACCAAGGTCTACGAACTCTAAATGCATTGGTGCTTCCAACACCAACAGAGTCGATTCTCATTATTTCTTCACCTATCTTAATTAAATCTCCACCAAAGAACGATGTTATGCCACTCACATAAATTAAATCATCAGTACTAAATGCATTAATTGCTAAAGTGGTAGTTTGTGCAGTTGAAACAATTGGAGATTGAATAAGATTATCAATTGCAACAATTACTTTTGCATTTTGGTTGATTGAAGTAAATGCATGAGATGTTCCAATTCCAACAGAAGTTATATCTAAAACTTTAGGAGTTAGACTTAAAGCATCTTCTGCATTTCTTGCAAGTTTAATTGTGTTTTCATTTATTTTTACAATGTAAATATTTGAAGGTAACTTGTCAGTAGTTCCAATGCCGACACCAAAGTCTGTAGAACCAATACCAATTGCTTGTGTACTTCCAGTTCCTGGATTTGAATAGATGACTTCTTCACCAGTAACAAAAAAATGATTTGGAATACTAATTGCATCTGAAGATGTGTTTGCAATAGAAACATCACTACCATCAAATTCTCTTCTAAAAATTTTATCTCCCTTGTGCTTCAAATCAAATGCACGTTTAATGTCTCTTTCTGTTCCAAAATACGTTCCATAGTTTGTTTCTATACTACCATTATTAAATGATACTATGTCTTTTTCATCATCTTGATGTCTTAATGCATTGAAGAATCCAACAATTCTAGTATTAATGCTTGGTAATGGAGTAAACATAAGTTGTGTTATTAATCCACTCTTTTGAACCCCAAAAGTTCCTAGTCCAGAATAAGTTTCAACATTTCCAAATTCAACAATATAAGTTTCACCAACATTTTCATCAGTTTGATCGTCCAAAATAACAATTTCCGATAATTGATATCTATTATTTGTCGTATCAGAAACTTGAACTAAACAATAAGAACAATCATAATCTCCTGGATATTCTATAATGGGTGTTGCTACTGGAGATCCTGATGATGTTATTGATGTTGAAATTCCTTGAAGTCTAGCATGTTGCATATCATAAGTACCAATTCCAGAAGAAACGCCACCCAATAACGTCTGGAAAGTATTGACAGTAACTGCTATTCCTGTGTTAGGATAAAAATCAACTTTTAATTCTGATCCTGAAATATAAGGATGGTATGTTCCTAATCCAGAACTAGAGTAAGCATCTAAAGAATGATCAGTAACTTGACCATATTCTAACAATTCAATACTAGTTCCGTCATGAACAATGTTAAGTTCATCAAATTCATATTGATTATTGGGTCCTGTAATTTCAACCAAAACTTTTGCAGAGTTATATGTTGTTCCAACTCCAACAATAGTCGTTGATCCAGAAGAGACAAATTGACTGCTAGTTTTTACCGTGATCAAATCTCCAAAATTGGATGTACCAATTCCAAGCATAGAATCTTTCAAATTATATGACAATGTAGTGATGTTGTAATCATTAACTGAATAATTTGTTGGATTAAAGGTTAAAACTCCCTCAGATCCATCAACAGTAAAATCAAAAGATCCTAGATCATAAGTAGATTCTAATCTTGCATATTGATTAAGGTATCCAAGTCCACCATCATGAATCAAAGATACTAGCATCAATTGTCTCTGACCAGTGTATCTTCTATCAGAAACATACGTAATGTATTTTTGTGCTCTAGCATCAGTAAGTAAGAATCTATGAACTTCAGAGAATCTTGTTGATCTTGGATTGCTATTGAATTGTGAACTTAAGTCATCAATAGAAAGAACTCTATTTCCTACAGATTCAAAGTAATCTGTCAGTATTCTACTCGAAAAAGTTATTTCATTAGAAAAATATTTTCCTGAAGACAATAAAGAATTCTCTTTTACCAAATCAAAATCTGATACGCAGTTTAAATTGCCAAATCCAACAATATCTGCAACAACATCAATAGAAGTTTTCTCTGTTGATAACCCAACAGACATTGAGTTAGAATTTGTTGTTTCTAATTGATACTCAGAAAACTTTTTAAACCCTGTGGTGTGATTTAAAGTGCTAACAGCATCTTTCCAAGAATCATAACTAATTTCAGATTTAATTGAATATGAAAAATTTTGATAAAAATCACTATCTTGAATCCTCTCAGAATTTGTATTCAAAAATCCAGCAGATGTTTGCCATCCATTGTCTACAATAGATGAAGAATCTAAATTGAAAAAAGAATCTGAAACATCTATAATGCTTGCAATTCCCTGAGATTTAGAAGTTAATCCTTCTATAATTTCACCTACAATAAAATTTTCTTTAGATACCGCTCTAAGTTGGTTTGTTGTAGGATTCCATCCATCAACATATCCCTCTGTGGATGATGATTTTATATTTTCTCCGATTAAATAATTATTTTTTTCTAACTCTATATTAAAAATTGGGAAATATTTTTGTGGTATAATTCTACCAGAGGAATTGATCGGGTCATAATTTCCCGGTACTTGAGAATCAGTTAAAAGGCCATTTAAACTATAAGTTACAGACCCTATTCCTCCCCTATTTTCTGTTATTGAGGTAAGAGTGAACAAATTATAATTGTAGTTCTCCGAATTATATCCAATTCCGGTTGATCCAATACCAACACTGACATTTTCAATCATTACTTTATCATTTACCTCGAACGGAAATGAATCTGCTGTACTAAATCCAACAGATAAAGTAACTGTTACTTCTTTTAAAGTTGAATTGTATCTAATTGATCCAATACCAACACCATTTGAATTTTGTATTGGTAAAATAGTTGGAGTTACATTGTTTAGACTATAAGCATTCTTGAGTATTTCTACTTTATTGTTTCCAAGAGTATATTTTAAATCAACTTCTGGAACAAGATTATTTGTTTTTCCATCAAAAACTAACAATTTTGGCGATGTAGTATAACCTCTACCAACAGATGCAACACCTACAGATTTAAATGATGATAGTGGTTCTACTTTAATAATTTGATTTAAAGAAATACTTGGTCTTAATGTGAAGTCACTAGGAAAATCAAATCCAATGTCATTAATTTTTGTTTTTTGAATTTTTCCGATCGTTGAACTTTGTAGATCCAATAAAGCATTTTTTCCAAATTTAGAACTAATCGTAGAAATTCCTGGCAAAGCATAATAATTTCTACCTTTATTTGTTATCTCTACTTCGGATACTGGTCCAAAAGCATTTACAGAATCTGTATTATATCTAATACTTGAAGATGTGCCTATATAAGAAATATTTTCTGGTGTTTCTGGTAAAGTGTATGTAAATGATGTTGATGAAATTGAAGTTATTGTATGTTTCCCGTTATATTTGCTTTCTAATATTTCAATTTCATTATTTAATATTACGTCATAATCAATATTAATATTTTTCTTTTCCTCGGGGGTGTTATTATCATAAATTGGAGTTAGTTTATAATATAATTTATTTGGAATATTCTCATTAACGGTTAAAATAACTTTAGCATCAGATGAAATACCTACTGCCCCAAATTTTTGAACTTCAAATAATGCATTTTCCCCGCTCGATTCAAATATTTGAGTAAAATTACTATCTTTATAGAAATCGAGACTGAAAGCTGAATATCTTTGAGATTGATTAATATAAGATAATGACGAATCAGATAAATCAAAAGTTACGGATGAATCTTTATATAAAGTTACTGGTGGATTAATTGACAAAATAATTCCAAATGAAGAACTTGTGATGCCAACAGACACTGGTTTTGCTATTGTAGCATTATAAAAACTGTCAGATAGTTTAATATTATTTTTATCAACTCGAATTATGTAATATTCTTTTTCACTTTGTAAGCCACCACAGGGTGAAGATGATGTATGTATTATCTTCTGTCCATTATACAATTGATGATTTATTATATTAATAGTGTTTGTAGTAGTGTTAACTCCGGCAGATATAAATGATTTTGGATTAATTCCTACTTTTCTATTGTAATCATCATATTTCAATATAAATGTTGTTGAAATTGATGGATTTACATCAATATAAACCGTGTCATTATTGTATAATCCATGAGTAGATGCACACGAAACTGTGACAAGATTTTTTTCAATTGTTCCTGTTATCACATCAAAATTAGTTTTTAAACTGTGATAAACTCCTGACCCTAATTCAACAAAATACAAAGTAGACTCAGATCTTTGTGTACTAGCAATACCAACAAAAGTTCCAGTGGATCCAAGTCCAACCCTAACTGTTGCTATACCAATTAGATCTTCAGAAATTTTTGCAATATAAACACTTGATTGATCGGCAATAGAAGTTGTTCCAATTCCTGTTACTGAAACTACTAAAGATGAACCACCATTGTTCGAATAAGTGACAATATCGCCAGTTTCTAGTCCATGATTTGGAATGTAAATGGATTTAGTTGGAATAAAGATTTGGGTGATTCCTGCGCCAGGGTTACTGAATATGATTGTTGTGCCAATACCAACTCCAGATAAGGTCCCAAGACCAACTGAGTCTATTGGATTAAAGTATAATTGGGTATTAATTCTATAATCATATGAACTTCTGTATCCAGCATTAACAATTAATTTTCTAGAATCCTCTTTAAGTTGAGTCGAAGATGTATGAGCAGAACCTGTTGTTCCTTGATATGATCGAATGACTCTAACTCTTGAGTTCAGTTCATCAACATTTAGAACTTTTACTTTTTCATTCTCTATAGAAAGAGTATCATTCTCTTTTATGTTTGGATATCTTAAATTGCCGGAAACATTGATATAAGTTATAATTCCGGTTATTCCAGTACTTCCAATACCCGTAGTTACAGTTCCTGAGGTTGTGCCAATTCCAGAGATAGTTAAAATGTTTGTAGATACACCTACCTTATAAAATCCCTCTATCAAGGAGGATGTGGTGCTTAATCCATAAACAGAAACAAAATCGTTATTTTTGAAATTGTGAGGACTATCTGAAATAATGAGATAGTCTCCTTTATTTTCTCCTGGATATATTTCCACATTAGAAATAGTGCTAGTAGCAACACTCACTGAAGATACAGATCTTCCTGCAATTTTAGAAACTCTAGCACTTAAATTATAACCTTGAGTGTTTGTATTATCAAATAGTATGGCATCGTCAACTTTATAATTTTCACCTCCAGTTACAATTCCTACCGATTCAACAGAACCAGGAGATGCAAATTTAACATCAAATGTTTGATTTAATTTGTTAGGGACTGTTAGATATGCATATGAAGAATTTTCATTTATCAAATTGTAAAAATAAGTATTTCTTGACCACTTAGTTTCGTTAAGATCTATATCATCTTGATTTGAATTTTTTACGAAGTTAAAATCAATTGGTTTTGAATTAAATGAATTACCAATCAAATATGGAAACTTTGGTTGTTTATAATTAATAAATTTTCCACTACTATCTGCAAATAATTCTAAAGTTGCAAAATATGCATAAGTTCCTTTTGGAAATTCTGGGGTAACGCAGAATCTTCCATTGTTTTCATCGAGAATTGTATCGTCATCTTTCTTATAATGAGTAAAATCCTCTACAAAAAATCCAAGTTCAAACAGAGTTAAAGGTGGCCTGTTAAGTTTATTTTCAGAAATATACCCCGATTTAAGTTGGGTAATAATCCCTCCAGTTTTTGTTATATACCCATAAGGACCATAAATTGGATTGCCATCATATGCCCAACCAATTATTGGGGAATGACTAGTTGAATTTATTTCTATATTATTCTGTTTTGATAAATCGGTTTTCCCATATACTTTATTACCATTTTGATCTGAAGGTTGCAAAATTTCTCTTAATTTTCTTGGTGCATATAAGTGAGAATATTGCAATCCAAAAGAATCATTCAGACCCTCAGATACAATTCCATCATCAGAAGTTAATGATGAATAGTATTTTTTAAATAAATTGATTGTCCATGATTGTATATTGGCATTAAATTCTGCCGATGATCCCGCAGGAATTACAGTTATTGAAGTAGAATTCTGCGAATAACCAATTCCATTTTCAATTACTTTTACTGATATTAATTGACCATTACTGATAACAGGAGTTACAACAGCACCAGTTCCAGTTCCACTTACAATTAAAGTTGGTGGAGAATTATATTCGGAACCTACACTATCAACTAATACTTCAATAATTTTTCCGTCAGTAGATACTATGGGGTTTAACTGTGCAGATTTCCCAGATTTTAAAGTAAAGGATGGTTGTCTATAAAAATTAATTATTTCCGAAGATCCATATCCAACCCCACCAGATGTTAAATGAACAGATGTGATTTCACCTCTAAAAATAGGTTGCAATATTGCATTAAAAGTTTTTGTACCAATTGATGATAATCCTACATTACCAATCAATTCTACTTTAATTTCTGGATAATTAAATATGTGAGTTCCTACTCCAACTGAATTAAATTTAATGTATTGTTTGGTTTGATAATAAAAATCATTTTCTGTACTACCAAACCCAACTGCAGATAATCTAAAAGCATTATCATTTATTTTAGTTACAATATATTCGGTATTTGTTGTTAGCCCACTAATAGGGGTAAAATCAGTTGTATAAGTAACTTTTTCTCCAGAATTGTATCCGTGATTATTAATTTCAATTTGAGATAATGAAGTATTAATTCCAGAGTGAGTTACAGACCTTTTTTTATTTTCGTATCCAAATCCACTATTTTCTACATTAATGGAACCTACTACGGATTTTTGATTATATGACCTAAGTTTATGAATACCTATTCCATATGTGGATAGAGTAACCGTATTAATTCCCGAAATAGCATCATCAGAAGTTTTATGAAGTTTAACTGTAAAATTGTCTACAACAGAAACAAAGTATGAGGAATCTGTAGATATCCCACCAATGCCCATTTGACCATCTGTCTTGTAAATTATTTTTTCAGCATTTCTAAATTTATGATATGTTGTAAAACCAATAGTTGAAGATGTGCTACCAATTCCTACTAAATCTGCGTTATCTTGGGAATTAAAACTGGACTCATGTTCTATCAATTTCATGTTTACTGATGCTTTTGCACCAATACCATTGCCGCCAGTAATTTTTATAATCGGTGTGTCTAAGTAATCGAATCCAGAATCAATAATTCTAATTTCCTGTAATGATCCATTGATCGCACAAAATCCAGTTGCACCTATTCCCAGAGAATCTGTTATACTTAAAATGGGTGGATTGATAACATCATAATTTAATCCGGGAGCAGTTACTTCAATTTCTTTTATTTCTCCATAATATATTGATTCGCTTGCTTTATAATTTAAAATTTCAACACCATTGAGTAACATTCCAGTAAATCCTGGATTTGTCGTATATGTGTTTCCATCATTAATTGCTGGAGATATTTCTCTAAGTAATTTTTGTGATGTTAAAGTTTTGAATTTGAAATCATAAAGTTCAATTTTATGATTTGTTACTGTAATACTACTAGATACAGATACAAAAATGTTATTAAAAATATTTGCTCTACTTTTTGCTAAACTAATATTATTTTCATCAATTCTCTTAACAAAATAAATTCCTTTGTCAAATAAAAAGTTTTGATCAGTTTCTCCTGCAGAATAATAAACAACATCGCCAGTGTAAAATCCGTGATCTAAATTTGGAGTTATTGTAAAAACTGATCCAGAAAAAGAACCAGAAAACGTAATAGATCTATCAGTTGTTGATAATACTTGATTATAATATGTTGGAATGGAAGGTGAAGAAATTAGAGTCTTATTTTCAAGTTTATATGCGTTTTGAACATTTGAATTTATTGTTAAAACACTAGGAAAATAATCAGAGATAGCTTTAAGTATACTTTTTTGAAGAGTATATGTATCAGATAAATTTAAAATACCTTGACCTCTTATCGTAAAAATTGAATTTGATATTATATCAATAATAGTGGATGTTTTTTTCAACCCAGAACTAGAAATTATATCAACTTTATCCCCTATTTTTAAAATATTTGGAATTTTAGTTGTTACATCATAAGTATCATTTGTTCCACGAGAGGTAATTGATTTTATCTCATATGATATTGGAATATTAAAGAACCAATCTTTAGAATAAACATCATTGGAATTTACCCCCAAAGTTCTAATTACAGAAGTGTCATTTTTGTAATGATATCTCGTGTTTCCTAAAATTTCTGTAGAGTTTAAAACCGATGTTACTCTTAATTTTACTGAAGAACCATCGGGAGCAAATGCTTCTGCATATGTATTAATTCCTACAGAAGCAGTATCTAAAATGGTTTTGGATACTCCAGAACATTCAAAAAATTGCGTTAAAGATTTTGAACTATAAGTAACAACACCTGTAGTTTGATCTCCATAATTGACCAATAATTCTCCACTTAATGGAAATCCTACAGTAGAATCTACATCAAAAACAGTAGCACCAACAGATACCGGACCGATTATTTTTGTTCTAGGGTGAACTGTAAATTTTCCAATAGTGGCGCCATTGGCAATTACATCTCGATCATATCCCGCGTCCAAACTAAATTTATAGTAAGTATGTCCAATTCCAGAAATTATTTTTTCAATATAAGTTATTGGACTACGAGCATATGATATGCTTCCATAATTATTTTGATATAGAGTTTGGTTAACTAAATTAGAAGGATCCCCAGAAATACTTTCTACAACTATATCATTAGTTAATCTGTAATGTGAATCTGATGGTCTAAAAAGATTTTCTTTTGGTCTAATAATATCAACATCTTTTCCATATAAAACTTTAAACAAAATTTTAAAAGATTCGTCAGTTCCTTTACTTTGATAAAAATCTTTAATTTGCTTCAGGAAAATAGACTGATTTAAATCTGAATACAGAGATCTTTCTTCAAAACCTGGAGAAAGTTGATACTTTATTTTGGTTAAAAATTCTTTTAAAAATAAAGAACTTAGGTTTACAATTTTTGCTCCAGTAAAGTGAGAAGTAGATTCTGTAGAGATAAAAGTTAATTGGTCTGGAATATTTTGGGTAGTATAAGAAGTTATTCCACTAAACCCTCTAATGCATCCAGTAAAGGAATTTTCAGTAACTCCAGTATATGTAATTATTTCATCATCGATTTGAAGTAATCCATAAGACTTTGGAAAATTTAATGTTCCTTCACCATTTAATCCTAAGTCTACTGGGATAGTTGTATCAATATCGGTAATGTCTGTGCTAAGAGTAACATAGTCTGTAGTATTTGTTATTTCATCAACTTTTATATATTGATCTATATTTTGAATAAGATCAAAGGAAGCTCCTTTGAATTCTTGCGAAATATAATATTGAGAAAGAAACTCAGATATTAAAGGAAATTCCTCTTTTACATAAGCAGGAAGTTGATTATTAACAATATTACTGAATTGAACTCTTTTTTCTGTCATTTGTTTATGATCTTACTAAATTCCCGTTTGTGTAACTTGATGAAACAATGTAATTTGATGCTGATGGATCTAATCCCGAAGAAATTTCGTCAATCACCATTTCAAAATTACTCTTACTAATATCTAGTTGCAAATATAAATCCTGTAATCCAATTACGTCATTTGATTTTGGTGTCGCTGATATTTCAATAATTGGTTGTCCATCTTTTTGTTTTGCTGAAGTAATAATGATTGGATTGAGAGTAATAATACCTGAAGTATAATTAATAGATCCAACATTTCTTCTCAAAATTGTCGGTGTTGTGGAAGATGCATTAGGAACATTGAATAAGAAAATTGATCCGGTAATTCTGTTAGTATTTGGAATATCAGATAGATACACATCTTGTGAAATTCCACTTACTTTAAATGCTGTAGATTTCACATTATATCCACTCATACTATTAATGTGAAATTCATTTCCAAAACCAATTGAATACTCGGCAAAACTATTCAAAGAAACTCTAAGATCTCTTCTTATTTTAATATTCGTAATATTTGAAGTTACAGATTCGTGACTTTCATCAATTATTTTTAAAAACTTACTGTATTTAAATCTTGCGCCATACTTATTTAATTCTGTTGATTCTGAATACTTAGTTGCATTTGATTGAACAATGCTAGAAACAAAAGATGAACTGGGGGCAAGATTGGTGTTATAATAAACTTTAGAATCTATTTCAATATAAAGATATTTTAAATCTAGAATTTCTGGTACAATACCAGATACTGCATATTTTTTGAGTTTAAGTTTAATATTTTCTTTGACTAGATTTGAAAGAAAATCTCCGCTTCTTGGTTTAATGCTAATAAAAACCTTTCCATACTGTGGTGGAATTAATTCTTCTCCACCAAATACAGATATTGATTCTGTTTCTGGATAAATTTTTGCAGGTATTAATGTTTCGTAATCATTTGCCGTTACTGCTCTATTTTGTGACGAATATATTCTTGGCGCGTATTTTTTTATTGATTCCAAAGATTCAATATTTTCTCCACCAGAAGCAATTAACCCAGTAGTTAACAAAGAAATTCCCGATGTTACCGTATATTCTGTAGAGTTTCTTGTATATGTTAATCTTCCAGAATAAGAAAATTGACTTACTCCATTTGCAGAATCTCCATTTGTAGTAATATATGCTACCTCTATATAATTTCCCTCTTCAAGTGCTTTTCCAAAAACATTATCTCCAAAAATTAATTCATATCTTTCATTTTCAATTTCCTGAATGAAATATATTTCAGACTCTTTATTAATTTCAAAAAGGCTGTCTTGAAGATTATATTTTACGGAAACTGATGATTGTTGATTATTTTTTACGATTACCGAAATTAAATCAGTATCGATTCCTGAGTTTGGTAAGATATATTTTTGATTTGGATTTCTAGACGTATATGTAAAATTTGAAGTTAAAAGTGTTCCTTCGTAGATCAATATATCATTAAAAGTTGCAATACTATCAAAGACGGGAACTGTAATATCCTCTAATATTGAAAAGACGAAAGATTGATTGCCAAATGTTCCTGAAGTGCTTGCTACCGGACCTTTTTTGAGAGTTAATGAAACTGGAGTTGGTACGATGCTGGAACAGTCTACAAAAAAACTTATTGTTGCTCTAGATGATTTTTTTGATCGCGGAACATATCCAATATTTCTTGCAAGTGCAACAACATTTTCTCTAAGTGTCGCACTGTCAATGAATACCTCATTTGCAACCATATTTGCATTATATGAGGTAATGTATGTGTTATATGCCAAAACATCAAGAATTGTTGAAAGGTTAGACCCTTCGAAGTCATAATCTGTAAAATTTGAATTTGCTTTGAGGTAGTCTCTAAGCGTTGTTTTAATCTGGTCAAAATCCAGATTTGTAAAATTAACTAACGGCATTTACCTTGTTGGTTGCAATACAAATTGTAGTTGTTGCGCTGGAACATCTGCTCCAATGATATTATAGATTACTATTACATCAAAAGAGTTGTTATCATAATCCGGATATGCTTTAACATCAATTAATTGAACTCTTGGTTCATAATTTTGAATTGATTGTTTAATTTCATCAACAATTACTGATGCAGAGATATCATCAATGTTTTCAAAAAGAGTCCTGGAGATGTTTGATCCAAAATTTTCATTAAAAAATTTTTCTCCGGGAACAGTAAATACAATATTACGAATTGAACGAGAAATTGCAGATTCATTTTTAAGGGCAATCAGGTCATTATTCAAGGGATTAACTTGAAATGACATACTAACATCTTTAAAACCCTGACTTACCCTTTCTAGAGGCATTAGATATGATAATTCTGTCTTATTTATTAACTATTTTTGGACTCATAAAGAGGTTCTGTTCCATACTCCCAGTCATCATAATCCTCATCGTTACGAATTTTTTCGTGAATTTCATTTTGATGAAAAAAATCATGCTTTTTTGGTGTTAAATCATCATTTTTAATCTCACGAAGCATCTTTTGCTTCTCTATTTTTGATTCCCAACCATATTCTGATGATAAAAATTCAGTTCCCCACTCATTTTTCATAAAATTTTCATCTTTATCGACTTGTTTGGTCATTTTTTTGCTCCTGATTTGTTAAATCAGAACTTTTTACGGGGTTGCTATCCCGAATTTCTTTAATTTCGTACATAAAATCGTCTGATGTCTCTATTTTACGACGATTTTCAACAGAATATTCGGTTAAATCAATTTCATATCCTGGATTTTTGGTAATTCTGTTGCGAGTCCATGCATCGTCATACCATAAAATCTTATTATTTGGGTATGCATAGAAGTTTCCATTGTCCATTTTGAAAAAATGAGCACATTTGTGCTCTGGAGTCTCACTAAAGTTGGTATTCAACGTTGATTTTGATTCCCATGACCAATCAAGAGTGAACATATAGGTTCCTTCATTCTTTTTCCCCTTATAGTTGATCAGTTCAGCACGTAAGTTAGACAATCTTGAACGTACTTGAACATCAATATAAGGAGAGAAACAATCCCACCACATACACTCTTCTAATTCTGGAACTGGTGCATCAGGTTTCCAACAAAATGCGTGAATCGGTCTACGAGTCCAGTTCACCCCATTCTCTAAAAACGCCTCAAAGAGGGGTACGTGCTTCTCTAAGGACGCTACAGAGTGTACATCGCATAAAGTTACCTCTCCGTGCCCTTTTTTATGATTATAAAGAAACTCATTACGAATATAACAAGTAATCGTTGGAAGGTTGTGATTTAAATAAGACATTCGGAAGTTTTTCCTGTTTTTGGTTTTATGATTTGGGATTTCCGGATTCCTTCAAGACGAGCAACGACGGCGCTTCCGGTAATTAGTTATAAAAAATAAAAAAAGCACTTAGATAAACCTCTAAGTGCTCTGAAGATTATTTACCTTGTCCTCGATAAGGTTTTTTTGCTTTGTTTCTGCTGGTTGCAGCATACTTTGTATTCTTCCCGAGTCCCTGTCGAGTATTTTTTGGGTGCGATTCAATTTGTGCTGAGCCACTCAGAGATTTACGATTTGCCATTAAATTTCCTCCAATTCAATGAGTTCTGGATATAATTCTTCTCCTTCATAAAACTTTTCAGAGAAGTCTTGAAGAATCTCACTACATTCTTCTGCAGTGAGATTCATATAAATTTTACGTCCTTGATAAAGTACGTTATATTTCTTCATTAGATAATGCGAGTCTTTTCGTGCCCAACACGGATACGGGGATCACACCAGATCTCAAATCCTGCATCTTTTGCATCAAGACAGAATGAAACATCCTCGCCACACATATCTTGAACATTGCCAGACTCAAAGACTTGCATCTTTGGAGCAAACCAAGGATACTCAAGATTTTCAAAAACACCTTTTTTAATCAGAACCCAACCAAATCCTGTATAATCAACAGTAAAGGGTTTTTTACGTTTTGAGATTGATTCTACAGTTTCGTGATTCATCACTCCACCATTCTTACGGAAATCATCTTCCTCTAACCAGTGTGCGACAGAAGTTGTGTGTCCATCTTCAGTCGCATACCACCCAGCAGTGATTTCACGTTCTGTGCCATCTTCTGAAAGAGAAAGATCACAGAGTTGCCAGAACTTATTTGTGTCAAAAACAATATCACTATCAATCCAAAGTTGATAATCATATTGTAGTTTACCATCCCAAGGAATCTGCTTTGGTCCACGTAATACATTTGCACCAAGACACTTGCAACGTGCAAAATTAACCATCGACGAATAATCTTGAGAGATTTGAATGCTCATACCGTTCTGTACCATATCAAAGCACAGTTGTACAAAGTTCTTCAGAAAAATAAAAGAGCACCCGCGACCAGGGAGACAGAATACAATGCTCTTTCCTCGCATTCTCTCTTTAATTGCATCAATATCCCATTCTTCAGTTTTGGGCTTTGGTGATGTTGCCTTTACAGTAAATCCTTTTGCCATAAGATTGAATAACTTTCAGTTCAAATTTTAACAGTTTATATATGTCTTGTCAATGTGAAGAATTGAGTGATACCTCTTTATTAATAAGCAATTCCTCATATGACAAATCCTCAACAACATAGTCGGTTTTCATAATACCAACCATATTATTGAGAGTGTTCCAAGTTGTTTGAAACTCTTCTTCTTTAATTGAATGAAATAAACATCTATCTTTTGCATAGATGTGATAAATCTTTTCCATACAAAAAATATCTCCGGAAAATTTTTGTAACAAATCTTATTTTGTTACTGCATTATATATGACTACAAACAAAAAACCAACAGGCGCCCATACAAGTTTTGGATAGCGAATGATCCATCCTGCAAGTATAACTTTCCAGAATGTCCAATATGGTCCTCGTCTGTAATGTCTACGAGAGTATTGCGAGTGCATTTTACTTCCGGAAATTTTTTTATAAGAGTGATATTTAGAGGTCGATTTGTCACCTCTGTAGGTTAGGGTAGTATGCCTTTTTTAATACGGGGGGCATTAATAACAACGCCGCGCGCCGCTATAACCCCCCGACCGCAAAACACTGCCAAACGACGATATTAACGCATAAACATACTGCCGTTACGCATATACTTATGAGTGTAACATAAGTGCCCTCCAGAGTCAACCAGAGGGCACACAGTAGGTATCAATCAGAACTCGATATCTGCCTCCTCATTGTCACTCACAGTATCAGCAACAAGTGTATCCAGGATCTGAAGAATTTCATTTCCGTTGTTACCTTGTGCCAGAAGAGAGATGAGAACTTGCTTGGACATTTTGTGTTTTGTGTGTTAGTAACTGTGTGTCAGATGAGTGTCTTTATAGGGCGCATCTCATTCCCTTTGAGTGTTACTTACTGTGTGGTCAGTAAGTGTAATTCAGACCCCAGGAGTAAGCATCATCATAGGTCTTGAATGTTTGCTTAGCAATGTAACTCCAAACCTTTTTAGATTGTTGTTGAAAGACCCATACATTCCACTTCCCAGACTTACTTTGTTCGACGTGAAATGGGAGGGTTTGATTGTTAGTCATGATGTGTAAAGTGTGTGGTTGGAAGGTGTTAATGAGAACTAGAAATCGAAGACGTCTGAGTTAAGTTGAATCACGTTCACTTTTGGATC